TCCAAGACCTAGATATATTGAAGGAGAAAAAGAACCTTCATCTACTATGTTTAAAAAAACAGGAGATGAGGCTATATCTGATGAAGATATTATAAGTATATATGGAGATAAAGTACCTTATACTACAAAAATAGAAAATCGAAGAACAACTACAGACATAGATAGACAAGCTTTAGAAAGAAATTTAAGACAAAATTTTAGGGGTTTACCCAAACCAGATCAGGCTATTCCTACTGTAAAAACCAGAAAGCGTCTAGACCCAAGAACAGGTAAAGAACTAATTGATCCCAAAGGAGGACCAAGAGGAACAGGAGCGCCAATAATAGAAGAGTTACGTGAACCTTTCTTAGAAACAATAAAAAGTCCTTATAGAAATCCTCAAACAGGAAAAGAAATATTTCCTAGTCAGTATGATGATCCATATGCTGCTGAATTAATAGCTAGTGGAAGAATAGATGAAGGTTTACTGGGTTCTAAAAATCCATATACAGATACAGAAGTAGTATCTGAATCTCTTGATCTTAGAAAAAATTCTGATAGATTACGTGGAAAAGAAATTTCAGATGATATACCACAAGATCAAGTAATTAAACTTCAACAAACAAATCTTGTTGAAGTTCAAGGTAATAAATTAGTTTGGACTAAAACGGCTGATAAATATAATAAAAAAGTATTAGAAAGAGATCATAAAAAATATATAGATGGTTTAATTAAAAAGGGATTTGCTAAAAAAGTTAAAGATAAAAAAACAGGTAAAACTAAAGTAGTTTATACTTCTTCATTTGATGATTATCTACGAAGACAAACAGTTACTCAACGAGGAGAATCAAGTCCTGGTCAAGCAGATGAACCATATAGAGTACCAGAAGAAGATAAATATTTTAAAGGTGGTAGGATATCTATAAATGAAACTGGTAATTTAAAACCATCTGAACTTGAAGAATTTCTTAATAAACAAGGATATAAAGTTAATTTTAAATATGGTGGTAAAATTAAAACAAAAGCTAGACCCAAACCTAAAATTTTACAAGGTGGGAAGGTTTCTAATAATAAACGTCATCTAGGTGTGGGTGCTGCTATGTGTGGTTATGGGGCTGTAAGGAGAGTTTAATAGCAAGATATTGGTCTTGTAAAAAACAGTAAAGGAGTAATATAAAATGCCAGGAAGAGTTTCAAATAGTAGAGCAAATATGGCTAATAGAAATAAAGGAAAGAAAAGGAAACCCACTAAAAAATCCCCTGCAAGACAAAGAGGGGAAAAACTTGTACGAAAACTTCAACAAGGTTATAATGCTAGAAAAGATGAGCAACTTGGAATGACTCGTGGTAAAGAGTCTGGTAAGAAAATGTCAGAGGCAGGTCGTAGAAAAGTTGCTAAAGCAACAAGAAAACCAAGGGGTTCTTATGGTTTTAAAAAGAAGAAAGCATAATTTAATATAAAGGATTATTATTATGAAATTAGAAAAACTATTAACTTTTTCTCCAGCATACCAAGCTGGTAAAGCTGTTCACGAAGGAAAAGTTCCAGGTTTAGGCTTCTTGTCAGCGGTTATTGCACAACATGGAAAAGACAAACGTAAGAAAAAGAAAAAGAAATTAGCTGCTAATGTAGGGCAGCAGGATTTAGGACAAAAACAAGCTGCACTTCAACAACAGAAGACTCAAAAATTTAGTCGTGGTGGTTTAGTTAATAAATCAAAAGTTATGTATGGTTATAAAAAAGGTGGACAAGTTTAATGGCTGTTTCAGGTACATTTAACTTCAATCTAGATATAGATGAGATAATACAAGAAGCTACCGAAATGTTGGGTGGTGAGCAGACGCTTGGACATGAACCAGCTTCTGCTAGACGTTCTATTAATCTCATGTTAAAAGATTGGCAGAATCGTGGAGTAATGTTGTGGACTACAGCGGTTACGGCTGTAACTGTAAATACCAGTGTTACAAGTTATGATCTAAGTTCTAATGTACTTGATATTATGGAGCTTGTTGTAAATAGAGACGAAGTAGATTTACAAGCTCAAAGAATTTCTTTTGAGGAGTATCAATTAATTCCTAGAAAGGGACAAACAGGAAGAGCAAGTCAGTATACAGTTAAACGTAATTTAGATAATCCAACTATTTCTTTGTGGCCTATTCCTGAAAACTCTACTGATGTATTAAAGATTGAAACTATTAGTGAGTTGCAGGATGTTGATAAATCAGCTATCCAAAATGCAGATATTCCTAAATACTTCCTTCCTCCTTTAACTTGTGGATTAGCTTATTATCTAGGTATGAAACGTCCTGGTGTTCCTGAAAATAGAATTATGATGCTTAAACAAAACTATGAAGAACTTTTAGATAGAGCCATGATTGAAAATAGAGAACGTGCAAATATGTTTATTAAACCTAGACTTAGGTGGTATTGATGGCAAGTGGAAGAGATTCCTGGGCAATATGCGATATATGTGGCTGGAGATATAAACATGCGGTAATGCAGATGAACAGTTATGGTTTGCTTGTCTGTCCAGAAGATTTTGAAGGAGCTTTTGATTTAAAAAATAATCCCCAGAATAAAGTACCAGACGTAAGGGATAATCCCAATATTCCTAATCCTCGTCCTGAACCTTTACCTGGGGGCAGAAACCTTTTATGGGAGAATGTAAATGTTAACTGGGAAGATGAAGAAAGTTATTGGAATTTGATATGACAGATTTAACAGGAAAACAAATTGCAAATACCTATAAACAACTTTTAAAGGTTGCTGTATCAACTAATAGTGGCGTATCTACAACTGCCCAAACTATTCAAAGCGGTGATGGTACAAACTCTGCTATGCAACTTTCTACAACTGCAATTAAATCTACAAGTAAAATTGTTGGTGTAAGTATCTGTGCTACGAATGATGTTCATGTAGGTGGAAATGTATGTGCTACAGCCTTTTTTGGGGATGGATCAGGATTAACAAATGTTTCTTTATCAGTTTCTTCTTCTGTAGCTAATTTTACAGTTAATCAACTTGGTGTTGTAACGGCAGCTTCAATTACTTCATTGGTAGCACCATACGGATCATTTACAACTAAGGTATCAGGTGTAGCTGCTGAGTTTAGTGGGATAGTATCTGCCTTAACATTTGACGGTGCTTTAACTGGTGATGTAACTGGAGATGTAACTGGAGATGTAACTGGAGATGTAACTGGAGATGTAACTGGAGATGTAACTGGAGATGTAACAGGTAATCTTACAGGGGATGTTGATGGAGCAATAGGTTCTTTTAGTTCATCTCTAAGTGCAACAAACCTAGTTGCAGCGACAGGATCATTTACTACAAAGGTATCTGGAGTTGCAGGAGAGTTTAGTGGTACTGTATGTGCAGCTACTTTTGACGGAGCATTGACAGGAGATGTTACAGGTGACATTGATGGTGCAATAGGTTCCTTTAGTTCATCTCTAAGTGCTACAAACCTAGTTGCAGCTACAGGTTCTTTCACAACTAAAGTTTCAGGTGTAGCTGCTGAGTTTTCAGGAAATGTTTGTGCATCAGAATTTTATGGTGATGGTTCTAATTTAACTAATTTACCAACTGCTGCTACTTCAGTAGCTTCGTTTACTGTCAATCAGTTAGGAGTTGTTACTGCTGCATCTATTACTTCTCTTGTAGCTCCTCATGGTTCTTTTACTACAAAAGTATCAGGTGTAGCTGCTGAGTTTTCAGGAAATGTATGTGCCTCTGAATATTATGGTGATGGCTCTAACTTAACTAATTTACCTTCTGCTCCTACTTCAGTAGCTTCATTTACAGTTAATCAGTTAGGAGTTGTAACAGCAGCTTCTATAACTTCTTTAGTAGCTCCTCATGGATCGTTTACTACCAAAGTCTCAGGTGTAGCAGCAGAGTTTAGTGGTACTGTGTGTGCAGCCACTTTTGATGGTGCTTTAACTGGAGATGTTACTGGTGATATTGACGGGGCAACAGGCTCCTTTAGTGCATGTATAAGTGCCACCAATCTTGTAGCTGCGACAGGTTCCTTTACTACTAAGGTATCAGGTGTAGCTGCTGAGTTTAGTGGAACTGTATGTGCAGCTACCTTTGATGGAGCCTTAACAGGTGATGTTACAGGAGATATTGATGGAGCTACTGGATCATTTAGTGCTTGCATTAGTTCTACAAACTTAGTTGCAGCAACTGGTTCTTTTACTACCAAGGTATCAGGTGTAGCAGCAGAGTTTAGTGGTAATGTTTGTGCAGCAGAGTTTTATGGGGGTGGCGGAAATCTAACAGGAATTTCTTCCCCAACTTCTGTAGCATCGTTTACTGTAAATGAATTGGGTGTAGTAACTGATCTAGGAGTAGGAACTGCTTCATCAAATCCAGATACTATTTTTCATGTCGAAGGTTCAAGTTTTATTTCAGAAAAATTAGAAACAACAGGAACAAGTAAACAGGTAGATATTACTTTTGAGGCTCCTACAGGATCAGCAACACATGGATTAATTTTTCAAATTGCTACTTCTATTCGTTCTGCGTGGTATTTACAAGAAGCTGCTGGTACTTTTGATTTTAGGTATGGAGGAGGTGGCACTACCGATAGCTATATGAAGTGGACTGATACTGAAGTAGTTATCAATGACGGATCAGAAGACCTAGATTTTAGAGTTGAAAGTGACGGCAATGATAAAATGCTTTGGGTTAGAGCTGATAACAATGCCATTGGAATAGGGTGTGATCCTGCACCAACAGAAATTTTAAAAGTAGGAACAGAATCAGGAGCAGATGGAACTCAATATGATATCTTGAAATTTCAAGGAGCTGGGTCTGGCCCTATGGTATGTATTTTTAGAGATGATATTGGTACATCTACTACAACAATAATGAATGTTGCTATTTCTGGTGTTGGAGGAGGTATGGCCTTTATTTCAGGGGGTTCTGATCCTCACACTTTTACTGAAATGGTAGTTTGGGCAAATCAAGGGGGTGTTTCGGTCTTTGGCACAGCCACTAAAAATAGTCCTCCTGCTAGAACTTATTCAGTATCAGGTAACGATTTACAATTGGCTTATGCTTCAGGAACTCATAAAACTGCTGTCTGGGCCATTTGTATGAGATCAAATTAAAGGAGAATTTTATGTCCCATATTTACGAAAATATTAATCCAGATGGGTCTACGAGTAATCTTGAAGTTACAGTAGACGGAACAACCACCATATATAAAGTAGCTCAAAGAGGATTACGTTTTACACAAAACCCATCTGCAGATTATATAAGTGCTTCTTATCAATACGGTAATCTTCAAAATTATGGAGCAGGTAGCCCTGAATCATTTGTAGAAGTTTATGCTACGAGGGCAAAAATTCCTTGTGATGATTTAGGTTCTGGGGGTGTCTATAGCAATCAAGATGTAGATAGTTGGATGAATACCAATGGTTATAAGCCTCTATGAGTATACCTAATAAACTTTCCATTTCAATTGAAAATATTCAAATTGCCTATACTGAAAGAATAAATAAATTAGAAAAAGAGTTAATTGAAGCTTTAATTAAAATACAAACTCTTCAAGAATATATCTCTAATCAAGAGAAGAAAGAGGGAGAAGAAAATGGCATCGAGTTATACAAGTAGAATTGCTTTAGAGTTACAAGCAGATGGGGAAAATCCTAATAGCTGGGGTGACATTCTCAATAATAATGTTATACAGTTGGTGGATGATGCAGTTGCAGCTTATACTTCCGTAACTCTTTCTTCTACTGATTATGCTTTAACTACCAATGATGGGGCTACAAATCAAGCTCGTTCTGCAATGTTAGAAATTGTAGGAACAGTTAGTTCTGATTCTAATCTTATTATTCCAGGTGTATCTAAATTTTATATAATAAAAGATAGAAGTGTAAGACAGAATGATGCAGCTATTAAAGTTAAAACAGTAGAAGGTTCAGGATTTACAGTAGCAGCAAGTGCTACACGAGTAGTAATATGTGATTCTGTAAGTGTTTATGGAACAGATTCTCTTGGTGCTACTGTTTGTGTTACAAATTTATTTGCTCAAACAGGTAACTTTACAGCTTGTGTAAGTACGACAAACTTAGTAGCTGCTACTGGTTCATTTACAACTTCAGTTTGTGCAGCTACTGGATCATTTAGTGCCTGTGTAAGTACCACTAATTTAGTTGCAGCTACAGGAAGTTTTACTACTAAAGTCTCAGGCGTGGCAGCAGAATTTAGTGGGGCTGTTTGTGCTGCTGAGTTTTATGGGGATGGATCTAATTTAACTAATGTAGGAGGAACAGGAACACTTGCTAATAGTAATTTTACAAGAGATACAACGGCTGTATCTGCTACAACTAATTTTCCCATGACAAGAGCGCCAGCAGTAGATGAGGGAACAGAAACAGTTACGTGTACTATTACACCTACTAATAGTTCTAATCTATTAAGAATAACTGCTACAACTAATTTACAAAAAAGTGCTTCTTCTACTTATGCTATAATGGGTCTTTTTAGAGATACTGATAGTTGGGCATTTGCTTCACAATGGTTTGGAGTAGGCGCTCATGCCACACCAGTAGCAGGAACCATAATGGCACAAGTAACTGCTGGAAGTACCTCATCTACAGTCTTTAAATTACGTGTAGGAACTAATACAGGACATTGGGCATCTAATGTAGGATTAGCAGGTACAGCATTGGCAGGAGAAACTTTAGGTGGAACAGTTGGTAACACTATGTTGGTAGAAGAAATAAAGGTATAACATGACTTCTTCTATGTCAAAATTAGTTAAGTTAAACTTTACTCCTGGTATACATAGGGAATCAACTCAGTATGCTGAAGATGGTAATTGGTATGATACTGATAGGGTAAGGTTTAGGGAAGGAAGACCAGAAAATTTAAGAGGTTATTCTAAAAAAAATACTGTTGCTTTTGATGGAACAGGTAGAGATTTAAAAACATGGAGTGATAATGATACTATTGAAAGAGCAGTTTGGGGAACTGAGGATAAGCTTTATCAATATAGTGGGGGAACAACTTACGACATTACCCCTATTAGGGGAAAGTCAAGTGTTGGTGACAATACTCTTGCGATTGTAACTATTGATGGAACAAATAATGGATTCTATACAGTATCTGGACAGACTACAGTATCAGTTTCTGTCTCTGGACATGGAGCAGTTACAGGAGACTATGTTGCCTTTACGGCTGGAACTATAATTGGTGGGACCATTGATCTAACAGGAAAAACTTTTCAGGTTAGTGTATTAAGTAATAGTCAATTTTCATTCGCAGCTTCAGTAACTGCTAATGCAACACAAAATCATGTAGGAGATGCTACTGCTCATTTTCTTTTACATACAGGAACAAATGTTGCTATTCAGGGATTAGGATATGGTGCTGGGGTATATAATGCAGGAACCAGTACAACTGGAGAAAGAGCTTGGAATGAAACAGCTACTAAATCCGATATTATTTTTAGAATTACACAATGGAGTTTAGATAATTTTGGGGAGGATATGCTTTCGTGTAGGAGGGAAGGAAGAATCTATTCATGGGATGCTTCTGACGCTACTCCAGAAAGAGCGGCTCTTATAAGTGCATCTCCAACAGTATCTAATTATATTGTAGTATCTCCTAATGATAGGCATGTAATAGCATTAGGAACTACAGAATTTGGAACAGGCACATACCAACCTATGTTAGTAAGATGGTCAGATCAAAACAATCCTAATAATTTTACTCCTTCTGTAAGTTCTACTTCAGGTGAAAATCTTTTAGCTGATGGTACTGAAATTGTTGGTGCGGTTAGATCAAGAAATGCCATTAATATTTGGACAGATAATTCTATCTGGTTAATGCAGTTTGTTGGTCCTCCTTTTATATTTAGATTCCAACAAATGGGAACTAATTGTGGGTTGATCGGACCTCATGCAAGTGTAGACTATGATGGACGAAGTGTATGGATGGGTAAGGATAACTTTTATTTATTTGATGGTCAAGTAAGAAATTTAGATTGTACTGTAAGGAAATTTATTTTTGATAGGTTAAATCAAAGTCAAACAGACAAGGTTTTTGCAGGTGTTAATTCTGAATTTAAGGAGGTGATCTGGCTCTACCCTTCAAATGAAGGTGCAAATGAAGAATGTGACAGTTATGTTATTTGGAGTCCTGATGATAACTACTGGACATATGGAACTGCTACATGGTCTACTTGGGATGATAAGGTAGCTTTTAGCAATATAATAACTACTGGAACTTCTATAACATGGGACACTGGAGAAAGAGGAAGTAATAATTTTCTTTTTGATAATGAACCAAGAAATATATTTACAGGAGATGGTCAAACTATACCTTCTTTTATTGAATCGGCTGATTTTGATATTGAAGATGGAGATGTTATGATGTTTATGGATAGAGTTATTCCTGATTTTGATATTACTGATGGTAATTTAGGTATAACTTTAACTGCTCAATCTTTTCCTGTTAATGGGGAATCAGTAAAGGGACCATTTATTGTAAATAAAGGTACACAAAAAATAGACTTTAGATTACGAGGAAGACAGGCCAAGGTAAGATTAGATTGCGATTATAAAAATACTGGCTGGAGGTATGGGTCTGTACGATTGTCTATGCAACCAGATGGAAAAAGATAGATGGCAAGATATCCAGAAATACCTTCTATATTTTTTTCAACTAAGGGTGTAACAAAAGAGTTTACACAGGAAGAAGTATATAGATTATTGCAGCAATGGGGTGCAGCATTAACAAATGAATTAGATACACGAGATATAGAAGTTGATAATACTCCCACATCTAATATTTTAAGTGTTGTTACAGTAAGTGAGATTGGTAGACCACAGGCGGGAGACGTACTGTATGCAGCAAGTGTAGGAAAATTTAAAGGATTTGTTAGTTCTGCTGCTTCTGTTGGTTGGGTTGATTTAGGAGGTCCATAGGGGAAATTAAAAATGAGTTTTTTATTAGGATTACAACAACCTACTACAGGTAATCAGATGGTTGGAATACCACAAACTCCACCACCTGTAAACCCACAAGTTAACACACCACCTGGGGGACAATTACCCATGCGACCACCTCCTCCAACCCCACCACAACCACAACAGGGTGGTGGTCTTTTATCTATGATGGGTAATGAAATTCAACAAAGGGGTTCACAATTTAATCAACCAAACTTTTTAAATTGGTATGATAAACAGATGAATAAAATCCAATCAGATATTATTAAGACTTTAGATCAACGAGGTAAGCTATACGAGATTTATCATAATAATCCTCAATATCATGATAATCCTAAATTCCAGAATATGTATGATGCAGCTATAAAAGAAAATAAAAGGAATAGTCGTTGGTATGGTGGAAGAATTGATAAATTTAATCAGTATGTATCTGAAAGATATCCAAATGTTTATGCTGAAGGTTGGGGATGGACGCATGGAAAAGCACCAACAAAAGGTGAAAGTCGTTTATATGCTACTCCACAGAGAGCCTCTGATATTTCTCCCTCTAGTTTAGATCATAGACAAGCAAACTTTGATAGGTATTATGATATGGGTGGAAGTACATATATAGATCCTGGTCCTGGTGGGGGATTAGGAGCAGATCAGGCTTTTCCTAATTATACAGATGTAAGTACAGATAGTTTTATGGAATTTGTTTCACCAAACCATTTACCTGCTTCTATGGGACCAGCTTCTCCTGCACCACGCCTGTTACCAGAAAAACCAAAGATTGACGTTCCTAACGATTTTATCGCCAGAGCATTGTCACCAACTTCTATGGGACCAGCTTCTCCTGCACCAGCTTCTCCTGCACCAGCTTCTCCTGCACCAGTTGCTGCTTCTACAGGTGGTGGAATTTCTTCTCTACCTAGAAAAACTACTCTAGGTGGTCAGGAACATATGCTATCATATATCACTCCTACAGAGGCTAGGATGCTACGTCAACAAGGTGGTGGTGTAACACCTACTGGTGGACAGTATCGTGGTCCTGGTGGGGTTCCTGCTTTTAGAGCGCCTGGAAATCCTGGTGTAGCAGGAGGAGGAACTGGAGCGCCTGGTTCATCAAGTGGTGCAGGTGGTCCTGGAACTGGAACATTTGGTGGATTTGGTGGTGCTGGACTAGGTAGTAATCCTGGGGCACAGGGTATTGCAGGTATTCATGGTGGACATGGGCAAGGTAATGTTGGCTCCACTGGAGTAGGTCAGGGTGGTGGCCAACATGGTGTCCCAGGAGATACTGATTCTCCTCAAACTAAAGCCGAAGTTGCGTTAGCGCCTAAGTCATATGCACCATATGGTGACTCCACCATAGATGCTCTAGATGCTGCTAAAGCTGCTAAAAGAGCAAGAATGTTGGCTAAACATTATAGTTTATTAGCTAAAAATGCTTTTGATCAAAATAGACAAACAGGACAAGATACTGATGGGGATGGTGTACCAGATGCACCTCAATCTTTTAGTCCTTCTCAATTTGGACAAGCTGTATTAAGTAATCCAATGAGTTTAGGTGACGCAGCGGTAGCTTTTGGAAAAGCAGCATTAGGGTTTGTTGCTCCTCCATTAGGTTTAGCACTGTCTCTAGGAGAAGCAATATCTGGTGATGGTAAAATGTCTGGTCTTGCTGGTGTTGCTCAAGCTGCTCTAAGTGGTGATATGTCTTCTTTTAGTCCTGCTCAAACTGGTTTAACTCATTCAATAGGTCAACTTGGTCCAAAAGGAGGAGGAAACCTAAGAAATATTTATGATGCGTCTGCTAAACAATTTAAACAAGATCAAATAAAAAATATTAATCCTATAGTTCAACAGGCTGTTTCTACTCCTGCTATTACAGTAGAAGAACAAGAAACTATATCTCAAGTTCCTACTTCTTTATCAGGAATAGTAGATCGGTATATAGGAACCCCAGTAACTGCTCAAGGTGGTGGAGGAATACAAAACCTTATAAATAGACAAAACCAAAATTATGGGGTTGCTAATCAAGATTCATTTATACCAAATAAAGAGGCTTTTACTCGTCAGGGATTTACTCCTAATAAAGAATTAATGGACAGTAGTTATATGGGTAATATTACACAAGGACATACTGTTCCTATGGGGATGCACAGTGCTCAACAACCTACTAAATCTTTTGATCCCTTTCCTTCGGGAGGACAGATGAATAATGATAATACACAATATGCAAATTTTTCTAAAGCACAATCATTTTACGCAATGCCAAATATGAATAGGGTAACATAATATGCCAATGTATATTAATAGAGATGCTCCTGAAAGCGGTATAGCTTCTTTACTAGCTCTTCAAGGAACTAAAGGAGATACTGAATTAGTTCATATGACTAAGCCAGAAGTTAAACTTCTAGCTAATACTGGTCTTATGTCAATGAATAGAGAAACAGGTTTACCTCAATTTGCAGACGGAGGTAACATTTTACAATCACTTATTCCAATGGTTGCTGCAATAGCTTTTCCTGCCTTACTTGGACCTTCTATAGCACAGACTTTAGGAACTTCTGCTCTTGTTGGTAATGCTATTGCTGGAGGATTAGGAACTACAGTTGGTGGTTTGATAGGAGGAGATGATTTAGATACAGCCCTTATGAAAGGACTAACAAGTGGTGGTATACAGTATGGTGCAGGACACTTCTTCCCTGAAACTTTTGGTTATGGAGCAGACCCTGATGCTGCTTCCTTAGCAGACGCACAGAACAAATTTCATGGAGCAGATACAACTGATTACGTAACAAATGTAGCAGAGTATGCGGATGCTCCTATATCTTATTGGGAAGAGACGGCAGGGCTTTATCCTAAACCTACTTTAGACTATTCTTCTATTCCTCGTGATACTTTTAAAGGTGCTGCACCTGAAGTTCCCGCTGAAACGATTGAAAATTTGTATGGCGCACCTGAAAGCGGTATAGCTAAAGTTCCACAAGGAGTACCAATTAGACGATGGAAGGATGCTCCAAATCTTTTTGCTGATAAATCATATGATGAGCATTTTATAACTCCCCCCTGGAGAGACTGGACTGCTGACCATTGGCAGGGTGCAACTCCTCATGCTGATTCTTATCGTAGCCCAATTAAGCAACTGACTTCAGCAGAAGATATAGGTGAGGCAGTAGTGGATAATACAAGGACTGGTGCAGTTACAGAAACCTCTTGGATGGATAAATTTAAAGATGAATTACCTCAATCTTTTGATGAGTTTGGAGAAAGAGTTTGGAATCCTCGAACAATGGCTTCTGCTTTAGGGGGTGTAGGTGCAAATCTTCTTATACCACCAGATCCTGAAGAAGTTCCCC